CACAAACCGTTGCCCATCATTTCGACGCGATATTCAGTATTCCGATAAGCGTAAACACCGCTGCCGATGAAGCGAAGGCGACCGGTGAAGCGAAGGCGCGGCCTCGGCGCATGTGTGGTCATGTACGTACACCTTTCGGCATGAGATAGTTGAATTTGAGGGGCAGGAGCAGGATTTGCAGATAGCCATGCAAAACCTCGTAGGGAGGATGGGATGTTGTCCCACCACTGCTGGATGGCGCGGCAGGCGGCGATGGCTTCGGCGTGGTGTGTCTGGATGGTCATGGTGCTGTGCTCCTGTGTCTGTTCGTGGCACAACGAAGCGCCGATAGGAGAAGGATAACATGAGCGGAGACAGCACGAATATGTGACAGGGTGCCGCATCCCGCATCTAGGAAGCGCTTCCTATTGTATGCACAGATGGCGTGGATGCGTACGTACGGATGGAAGCGATTCGTCGCGTCTGTACCCACACGCTTGTACGTACTGATGTTGTGTAGATACGGCGCGTCTGTACGTACAGATGAAACAGATCGGTGCGTACGCACAACAACGAAACGACGAAGCGACACGTCTGTACAACGCGGTAAGTACGTACATTTATCCCCCGCCTCGCACGTTGTGAACGTTAACGGGGGACCCGTCGCGGCGTCGACTCGGTTTCCCCAGCCATCTACGCTGCGCCTTTCGTCATATCCTAGAATCCACGAATCCTCTCCTCAACTTGACACCACCCTCCTCGTGTGGTAGTATCATACTTGGGCGGTAGGCGGACTGCAACCGGCTGAAAATCCTCGTAGCCACCCGTTTGCAGCGGGATGGTAGGACCCCGCCCATTAAATCGAACGGTAGTGACTGAACCCTGTGTCGAGCGAACGCCGTCCGTTTAACCAGCGCGGACGGCGTTCGTGTATTTGTTGTATACTTGACACCTGCCTGTGTGCGTGGTACGATAAGGGCGTACTCAGGGGCAGGGTCGAGGCGGTTAGTCCCACGAGAGTGCCGTGTAGAATCGGCCCACTCGACCTCTTCAAGGCCCGCAACCAGCCCCCTAATCTGTTGCGGGCCTTGTTGTATTTAAACACAGGAGTCACTTTTCGATGAACAGAGAAAAGAAACCTGGTACTTTCGATCATGTCAGTATGGGCGAAAAGCAGGAGCGCGATTGCAAGATCGCACAGCATCACTTCGAGCAGCTCGATGCATTGCTTGGTGGTCTCCGGGATGGTCGTACCAAGTCCATTGCCCGCACCAAGATCGAAGAGGCGGCGATGTGGGTTAACAAAGCCATCAGCCGCGATGGACAATAACGGGGATACGAACATGACCAAACTGAACAACTCGTTGCTCGAAAGCGCCGCAATAGTGGCTCACGAGGCGAATAAGGTATATTGCGAAAGCCTCGGGGACTTTTCGCAGGTGCATTGGAATGAAGCGCCGGAGTGGCAGAAAGATTCGGCGCGGGCGGGTGTGCTTTTCGTCTACGAAAACCCGGACGTGACGCCAGCGCAGTCCCACGAAAACTGGATGAAGCAGAAAATGGAGGAGGGGTGGAAGTATGGCCCCGTTAAGGACCCCATCAAGAAAGAGCATCCCTGTATCATGATATTTGATATGCTGCCCGTATCGCAGCAGTACAAGGATCATCTGTTCCGCGCCGTTGTAAAGGGCTACCTTTCGGCGAGATCACATTATACGTCCAATCCGGAACTAGGCCCGGCCAATTGACACGCACGTACGTGCGTGCTAACATGCTTAAGTGGTACAGCTGAACACCCACAGGAGAGCACTATGACGGAAAAACCAAAGGGTAACCCGCTCGCGGACAAAATCGCGGCGGACGCCAAAGCGAAGGCGGCGGAGAAAGCTGCGGCTGAAGCGTTTGCGAAAGCTAGCGATGTACACCAAAACGCCGGCGCAAACGTCGTTACCGGCACCATCGATTTTGACACCCACAAAACCCTGCTTAGCCGCCACGAAGAGCTGGAGGCGGCGGTCCAGAATCTCCGAGCGGAAGTGGAGGCGCGCGGCAAGGAGCTGGAAGACGAGCGGGCCAGACACGCGGAGACCCGCAACGAGCTGAACAAGGCCGACGAATCCAAGGAAGCGCTGATCCAGAAAATTACCGAACTCCAGGATATCATCGACAAGCGCGGCACGGCTCAGGAACTCACCGGATCGGAGAAGCCGACTGATGTGGGTAACTTCCGAGTGGCCCCGGATTCGTCCGAGGGCGCGAAGAAGATTAGCAACATGTTGAAAACGTATCCGCGTGATACGCCGGACGAGCATATTCTGTTCGGGTATGGCTCGTACCGTATCACTTTCGCTGATATGCGGCAGGCATTCGGGCTGTAACCCTCGAATACTTGACACACGCGCCCGTAGCTGGTAGACTTCTTCCACTACGGGCGCAGTTGCATGGAAACTCCGAAAGATTTGACTCCTATTCCGACGCAGCCCTGGAACGAGCGGCCCGACGAGCTGCCGCTTGATATCGAGGAATGTCGAACAGCGCTGTGGATGAGCAACGGGAACGTGTCCGAGGCGGCGAAGATACTTAAGGTGCCCTCGTCGCGTCTGCGTAGACTTATTCGGAATTCAGCTTATTTGCAATCCGAGCAAATGGAAGCTCGGGAGAGATTAGCCGATATGGCCGAAGAAGTCGTTAAGGAAGCGCTTGAAGACGATCAGGATAAGGGGCGGCGCGATTCCATGGCCCGATTTGTCCTGAATAGTACCATCGGGAAGCAGCGAGGGTACGGGAACGGCGCGGGCGGTGTTCAGATGAATCTCCCGAACAAAGGAAGGGTCGTTATTTCGTGGGACAATGGCGAACAAATCGCCGGGGACAGCCCCAAGACGATTGAGGGGGAGGTCGTGGATGGCTGATGTGCTGCTTCAAGACGAGGATGTGCGTCAAATCGTCATCCCATATTCCCCGAGAAAGCACTTTATTGGGCTGCATCAGTCGAAAAAGCGATTCAAATTTGTCTGTGCGCATCGACGCGCCGGGAAATCAGTCGCTGAAATTAATGAGGTTATTAAGCGGGCACTTCTGAACCCCCGAGTGTTCCCGAAACCCCGTTACGCATACGTTGGACCGTCGTTTGCTCAGACCAAGGACCTTATCTGGGGTTACCTAAAGCACTACACCGCCGTTTTCGGCAGCGATGTGAAGGTTTCCGAGGGCGATCTTGAAGTAACCCTTCCCAATGGGGCGACCATTAATCTTTACGGCGGCGCGGCGGCTTGGGAACGAATGCGCGGCATGTATTTCGATGGGATCGTTCTCGATGAATTCCCGCTTCTTAATCCCTCTGTTTTTTCTACTGTTGTCCGTCCTTGCCTTGCTGATTATCGTGGTTGGGCTATTGTTTCCGGTACTTCTAATGGCGACGATCATTTCCACGAACTTTTGAAGCGAGCTAATCTGGATGAAGATTCGTGGGATATATTCATCATTCCGGTCACTGACACTGATGCGTTGCATCCGGACGAAGTGGCTGAAATGACAAAGGATATGACCCCCGAAGAATATGCGCGCGAAATGCTTTGTGCCTTTGACGCGCCGATCGAGGGTTCATATTACGCCGAGAAGATAAACGATCTGCAGGCTTCGGGTCGGATCACCAAGGTTCCTTTCGATGGGAAAGCCCGCGTTATCACTTGGTGGGACATCGGTATCGACGACGCGACGTCTATTTGGTTTGTGCAAATTACAGGACGGGAGCTTCACGTCATCGACTTTTTGCAGAACACCGGGAAGGGCTTTGATTGGTATACGAAAGCGCTGTTGGGGCAGATCGAAGGATCGACGCATCGTAAGGACTATGTCTACGCGACGCATGTACTTCCTAACGACGTCATGGCGCGCGAACTATCTACCGGTCGAAGCCGGTACGATATTCTTAGCGAACTTCTAGGGGATATATTTGTGTGCCCAATGCATAAGGTAGAGGACGGCATTACTTCGGTGCGGTCTGTCCTCCCGATGTGTTGGTTCGACGCGGAGCGTACCAAGGAAGGTATATCCGCGCTGCGAAATTACCACCGTAACAAAGCTGGGAAGCCGGTTCACAACTGGGCTTCCCACCCATCCGACGCTTTCCGCGTTGGTTCGGTGTCTCTCGATCAGGTTTTGGCGTACACCGGGGTTGGCAGCGGTGTTTCTTCATTTAGCGGTGCGCTGAAACGCCGCAGAAGGGGTCTGGTATGAATCTTCACGACACCACCGTGAATCCTACGGAACGCATTTTTGAATACTTGGATGAGCGAGGCCCGCGATCGGCGGACCCGGAAACTTATGAAGGGCGGGTCCAAGATATTATCGCGGATGCGGTTAATTTCGAAGAATCGTATCTGTCCCGTCGCCGCGAAATTGACACGCGGTACTACAAGGGACAGGTTCCGGACATCGACCATGTGATGCCCGCCGCTTATGATTCTATGGACGCCACGCCCGAAGTCGATGATGAGAATGACGGGCGGTCGACGTTTGTATCCACCGACGCGCGCGATACGGTTATGGCTATCCTTCCGAGCCTTATTCGTATTTTTACGTCCGCCGAGAACGTTGTTTTCTTTGCCCCGAATACTTCGGAGCAGACCGAAATGGCGGCGCAGGCTACCGACTACATTCAATATGTGTTCTGGGAGGATAACGACGGGTTTTTGTTGCTTCACAACACATTCAAGGACGCCCTCATTAATGCCATGGGCGTCCTAAAATGGTGGACCGACATCGATCATGAGATTTCCGTCCAGCAATTCAGCAACATCACGCAGGATGGGTTGGCGTTGCTGATGCAGGAGAATCCCGAGGGTGAGATTGAAGATATAGTGTTCGACCCGGAATCTCCGGAAATCATCCAGTCCCTCCGGTTTAAATTCAAAAAGTCCAAGCCGGTCCACCGCATTGCAAGCGTACCCCCGGAGGAGTTCCGCATTTCTTCTAACGCCAAGAGCGTCCAAGATGCCCGATTGGTCGGACATGAACGCCTCCTTTCGGTGTCAGATGTTGTGAAGATGGGCGTTCCTTACGAAGTTGCGATGAATTTCGTCGAGGATGGGACTTGGCACTCCGATGAGCGTTTCCTCCGCAACCCCGGTCTAGTCGATAATGCTTCGATGAATGACGGCGTGGTTGTTGGTGATTGGTTCATCCGGGTTGATCAAGACGGGGATGGCATCGACGAATTGCGGTTTATCCGCACCATCGGTTCGTCGGAGCGGTTCATCATAGAGGACGAGGCCGTCCCATGCGCCCGCTTCGCGTTGTTCGGTCCTGATCCGGAGCCGCACACGGCCATTGGTTCGTCGATGGTGGATAATGTGCGTGACATTCAGCGAATCAAAACCAATATGCTCCGGGCCGCTCTGGATAATTTGGCTAATGCCGTCGTTCCTCGTACGGTGGTAAACGAGACTATTACTAATGTTAATGATGCTCTTAACATGGAGCAGAACGCCGTAATCCGTACACGCGGCGATGTTGGGTCCGCTGTAGCATCTTTGCTTACTCCTTTTGTCGGCAAAGAAGTGTTCGGGATGGTCGATCAGGTTAACCGGGTTCGGGACGCTCGTACTGGCATCACCGAAGCATCGAAAGGTTTGGATCCGAAGGCACTGCAGTCGACTACTGTTTCCGGCGTGGATGCTATTGTTTCTGGGGCGCAGGAGCGTATTGAGCTGATTGCCCGTATCCTCGCTGAAACTGGTTTCCGTGATCTTATGAAGGGCTTGCTCAAGGAAGTAATCAACAACCCCAATCCGGATCGCACAATTCAGCTTCGTGGTAAATGGGTGCAGGTAAACCCATCCACATTTGACCCTGATCTTCGTGTCAAGGTGAACCCAACGCTTGGTAAGGGGTCGGACATTACCCGGCTTATGGCTCTCCAAGAAGTCCGTGGAATGCAGGTGGAGATTATCACAAAGTACGGGCTTGATAATCCGGTTTGTGGTATCCCCGAGGTTTACAATACAATCTCGGACATTCTTGCACTAAATAATATCAAGAATGTAAACCGGTACTTCAAGGAGGTTGACGAGGCTACGCTGCAGGCTATTGCGGCACAGCCCAAGGAGCCGGATGCTGCGGTACTTCTCGCCCAAGCCGAGCTGGAGAAAGTACGGGCTAGCACGGTCAAGGATATCGCCACTAAGAATTTTGATTACGACAAGCTTCGTATGGACGATGACTTCCGGCGTGATAAGATGGAAATTGATGCAGTCGTCGACGCTATGGGTATCTTCGCTAAGTTTCCTGCTGCGCCCGAACCCGGTATCGAAGGGCGCAATACCCCGGTCCCACTTCGGGAGTAATATGGATGGATCCAAAAGAACGTGCCCGAGAGGCACAACGCCTCTTAAACGACCCCGTTCTTCGGGAAGCGTTGGAGGATATTCGAGACGACGCGGTAAGCTCATTAGAGGGTATTCCGGTGGGTACTTCCCAGGCCATGGGGCAGCATGCTATACTTCATGCCGTGGGGTTACTGCGTTCTAAGCTGGAGAGCTTCACCGTTGTTGGTGATGCTGGTATTAGAGGCAGGAGAAAATAATGAGTGGTATTGAACAAGCAGCCAATGCTTTCCAAAAGGCCCTTAGCCCATCTTCGCAGGTAAACTCTGAGGATAACGGTCCGTCTCAGATCGGGATGGAAGAGGTATTCGGCCAAGTGGGGGTGTTGGATGACGACAGCGATCCGCACGGCGGTGGCGATGACTTGCCTGATCCGAAACCTGCTAAAAAGGCCCCGAGGAAGGTCGAGGAAGAGGAAGAAGAACTCGATCCCATCGACGAGGAAGAGGAAGAGGAAGAAGAAGAAGAGGAAGAGGAAGAGGACGGGGAGGAAGAAGAAGAAGAGGAAGAGGATAAAGAAAAAGAAGAGGGTGACCTTGACCTCAAGCAGGAAGTCGAAGTTACCGTAGATGGTGAGCCGGTTCAGGTAACGCTGGACGAAGCCATTAAAGGCTACATCCGCATGGAAACGTTCCATCGCCGGATGAATCATCTTGAAGGCATACGCAACGAGCTGCGAACCGAGGCTGCCAAGGTGGTGCAAGACCGCCAGAAAGCTGTTGAGCTTTTGCAACAGCTCGAAGAAGAAATTCAGGCTATTATTCCGCAGGAGCCGAATTGGGATCAGCTTTTCGCCGAAGATCCGGCCAAGGCACGGGCGCTGCAGAAGCAGTATGACGAAGTTAAGGCGAAGCTGGAAGAGGTTCGCGCCAAACGGAAGAATGTCCACAAGGAAGCTCAGGAAGCTCAGGGCCAAGAAATGGCCAAGTTTGTGCAGACCGAGCTTCGCAAATTTGTTCAAGCCAATCCGCACATCAAGTCGGACAAGCAGCTTGACGCCGAAATTCAATCGATGCGGCGTACCGCGTCGAACCTCGGTTTCTCCGAGGAAGAAATCTCGGCAGTGTACGATTCTCGTATGCTCCGGGTGCTGCAGAAAGCAGCCGCTTGGGACCGTCTGCAGGCTTCAAAGCCGAAGCCGGTTCGCAAGATTAACCGCAGTGACAAGTCAAAGCCCGAAGGACGTGGGACCCCGGCGAATAAGTCGGACACTCGTGCGAAAAAAGGGGCCTCTCAGGCACATGCGCAACTTCGCCGCACCGGTAGCGTGGATGCTGCCGCTGCTGTGTTCGCTACCATGTTGGAGAAGTGATACATGCCTAAGGTTTCAAACGCCTTTACCACGTATCAGGCCCAGGCGAACCGTGAGGATCTGTCGAACGCGATTTACAACATCGATCCGTTCGACACCCCCATCCTCTCGGCCGTCCGTCGCCGGAACGTGCGTAACCGTACTTTCGATTGGCAAACCGAGCATCTGCCGGAAGTCGACCCCGACAACGCTCAGCCGGAAGGTTTCGAACTAGCGCGAACGGCGGCTCAGCCGACCATCCGCCAGAACAACGTTACGCAGATTTCGAAGCGTGACGCTACCGTTTCCGGCTCGCAGGAAGCGTCGGACGCCGCTGGTAAGGGGTCCGAAATGGCCCACCAGATGGCGCTCAAGTCCAAGGTCCTTAAGTCAGACATCGAAACGATCATGTCCGGTCGGCAGGCTCGCAACAACGGCGATGACTCCACCCCGACCCCGCGTCGGACCGAGGCCATTGCACACTGGATCGCCCGAGCGGCGGACCGGAACAACGTGCAGGGCGCGGCTGTCCTCGGCGTTACCACCGGTCTTCCTACCACGGCCTCCGGTGCTTTTGCCCCGGTTGCAAGTGGTTCGCAGGTGGACTTCACCGAAGTAATGCTCGGTGATGCTATGCAGCGTGCTTACGAGCACGGCGCAAACCCGTCCCTCTTGATCGTCCCCCCGGCGATTAAGCGCACGGTGTCCACTTTCGGTGGTCGCTCCAGCTCGCAGGTGCTCGTCGGCAAAACCGAGGTTGTTGCGACGGTGGACATCATCGCCACCGACTTTGGCCGCATCAAGGTAATCCCATCGCGTTGGATTCCGCAGGACGTTGGACTGCTGATCGATCCGGCCTACATCGCGGCGGGTTACTTCCGAAACTTCCGCCAGTATCCTCTGGCACGTATCGGTGATGCGGAAACCCGCATGATCCTTGCGGAATGGGGCGTGGAAATGCGCAATGCACTGGCCCACATCCTGTTCAACGGGATCAAGCAAGGACCGGTGATCGGCACCCCGTAATACGGGATTCCCCGCAGCTAGCCCCGCCCATTGAGGGCGGGGCAAACTTTTAGGAGAGGTCGATGAAGTACGCACCGGTTTACATGTCCGTATATGACGGACCGGAATATGGACCCTTGGGACCACTTACCCTTTCGAATGATGAGATCGGGGCGGACGCCGAGGCAGGTGATACCATCGGAACCATTAGTGGTATGGCCGATTCTTCGGATTCGGTTCTGACGTTGGTGGACGATGGAAACGGTGCAGTGGTGTTGGACGGGGCCGACCTTAAAGTAGGCTCCGCTGAATTGGAGGTTGGCACTTTCGACGTAATTGTTCGTGAAACGAACTATTACACTACGCCTCCCAATGTTAGGGATACTACGTTCACCATCACTGTTACTGCTTAATCGTATGGTGCAACATGGCTGCGAAAAACCGTAAGAAAATTATGGACCTATCCATCGAAAGTGAGGGGACATTTTCAACGGACCGTGGGGACCCCGGCAACTATACTGGCGGCAAGGTTGGCGTCGGTGAGTTTAAGGGCACCAAATACGGTATCGCAGCCAACACCTACGGACATTTGGACATCAAAAATTTAACTCGCGCCCAAGCGGTTCAGATTTACACGCGCGACTTCTGGAATATGATTGGTGGGGACCAACTCCCGTCGGGAATTGACTATGCTGTATTCGATTATGCAATCAATTCAGGAGTGGCTCGGGCTGTTCGGGAATTACAAGCCATTGTTGGCGCTCGCGTTGATGGCATTCTTGGTGATAGCACAAGGAATGCGTTGAACGCTTGGATCAAGAAGCGCGGCAAAAATGGTGTGCAGCAATTTTTGCATTTGTATCTCGCCGCCCGTTGGGAATATATGAAGGGGCGTAAAACCTTTAATAAACACAAAGGTGGCTGGAAAATACGCATCGATAAGGTGCTGAAAGTTTCTCTGTCCATGGCTGCGAACGACAACAGCTATGTGAATGTGCCCGCGAATTTCCCGGTCGCCCGCGCGATCGATCAAGATCAAAGCGTTACTCGCGCTGTTACGAAAGACGCCACAGGCAAAGGTATCTCGGTGGCCACCGCATCCACCATGGGCGCCGTCATTTCGGAGAGCGCTGACCGCTTCGAAAGCCTTACACACATTTCGGAAATTGCGGTGCAGATATTCATCGCTCTTACCATCATTTCGCTCGGCATCACCATCTATTTGAGGGTGAAGAAATGATTACTGCCATAATGGACACCATTGCAATGATCCAATGGTGGATGTACATAATTGGTGGCGTTATCATTGTTGTATTTCTCCGGTATCTTACCGGCAGTTGGGACCGAGCGCTTGCGATAATTACCGGAATGGCGGTGGTTGCGAGCGTCAGCAAAATCCACCGAGCGGGTCAAGATAAGGCCCGCCGCGATCAGGAGAAAGTCGATGACGCGTTCGTCCAAGATTACAAGAAGCGCAAAAGTCGCGCGAACAATTCTTCTGAGCGTGATCTTGACAAGCGGAACAGCCGCTGGTTGCGCGACTAAGCCAACGTCTTCGAACGCTTGGTGTAAAGTGATGGAAGAGGAGGGGTGGCCAAAACGCCCTACCCGTGCAGAATATTCCGTCATGTCTGTGCCTGATAAGCGGCACATGGACGTTATCAATTCGCATGGGGAAAAACACTGTGGATGGAAACCGCAAGCCTGACATCGACAAATTCCTAAACCAAATGGATGAGGATGATCTAAAAGCCTTAAAAATGGTAGTAAAAATTGGTCCAGAAGACATGGGCCAGTTAATGGACATCATCAAGTTTTTCAAATCTATAATGTCCTTCAGCCGGATTGTGCGGTACTTTATTGTATTCGTACTCGGTTCGTTGGTTGCGTTGGTAGTGGCTGTGGATCAAATAGCTAATTTTTGGAATAATTGGTTCGGAACCCCCAAGTAACTTGACACCATGCGGGAGCAGTGTTACCATGTACATGCCTAAAAGCTTCGTGTATCAGCATCGGGACGGCGTAAAACGTACGATGCATGTGGAAGACGAGAATAAATTCCACATTTCTACCGAAGTCCAGCTGGATGCTGTCCTCGAAAGTATTAAGAGAGACCGGGACAACCTTAAGGCGGGTGCAACTGACAAAATCGTGGCGCGCGTTCCAATGACTATTTACGAACAGTCTGTTCGTGAGCAATGGGATGAGGACGACTGGAAACGTTGGTTGAACGACCCTGATAACAGGTGCTTCCGGGTGTGGGAGGGGCGAGTATGACGGCTTTAACTGATTTTTGCCAAGTTATTCGAAACTGGGCAAACTTCGACCACGATGACGCCGTTATCACTTCGTGGGTTCGCATTGCTGAACAGAACCTTTCGCTGAACCTCCGCATTGCGGACATGTTGCAGATTGATACAGGTACGCTTTACCAGCGCCGTGTCACTCTCCCGTCTGACTGGCGAGAATTGGATTTTGTGCGGTTCGCGGACGGTGGACCGATTCGGTACATGAGCCGGGACGAATTCTACCGGGACAATGACCCTCATCGGACCAATAATTTTTATACCGTCACTGGTAATTACATCGTACTTGGTGGGGCAGTGAATGATGTGGACGGGCGGCAGTTGGAAGTTTCCTATTACGGAGACCTGCCCGCGCTAGGAAACGACCCCAACTGGGTGGTGAAACGACATTCCGGACTGCTTATCGCCGCCACGATGGCAGCAGGATGTTTGTATGACATCGAAGATAGCCGGTTGTCCACGTGGGTTTCTTTCGTCGACAACCAAATCAAACAGCTCAATGACGAGCACCGGATTTCCCGCCACAGCGGGTCTAATATCGTCGCCCAAAGCCGCAGGAGTTTCTAATGGGCCTTTCATCCAACGGCGAAAGCATAATTCTTACTTCGTTGCTCACCGGGCGGTTTGTGTCATTGCACACAGCAGACCCCGGCAACACGGGCGCTTCCGAGGTATCCGGGGGCGCTTATGCCCGCCAGTCGGTCACGTTCGTACAAACGGGTGCTAATCCTACCGTTGCGGCAAACAACGCCGTGGTGGAGTTTCCTGTGGCGACGGCCAACTGGGGCACGCTTACCCACTTTGGTGTTTGGAGCGCCGCGACAGGGGGCACGTATCTAGGCGGCGACGAGCTGGAAACAGCGAAAGCTATAAACGTGGATGACGTGGCCCGGTTCCTTGCGGGCTATCTGCAGGTGGTAGCGGACTAATGGCTGGTTCTCGATACGGCATGAAACGATATGGTATGGGTCTTTACTCATACGCATCATATGTTGATTTCGGGGCTTCTTTAAATATTATTTTCGACTTGTATGGTCGGTTGGTCCATGACAAAACATTTATTGGGTCCCTTACTTGCAACGTGGTCGTTCCAGCGGCCCGAACCTTGCGCGTACGGGGGTTTGAGGGGAATTTACTTATCAATTTGAGTATGTCCGCTCACATGTTGCTGGTCCGTCCTTTCGCCGGTGCCCTTCCAATAAATATTACGTGGTACGCTCTGCCGGAATATTTCACAGAGATTCGGTTCGCCGGGGTATTGAACGTTGTGCCGCAATGGTACGCTTATGCGTCTGGGACGTTTACGTCCCGTGCTGTCTGGCAGTTGTCAATCGGGTGGACTGGCCGAATTTCAGCGGGGGATTTCTGGCAGGACCAACCGCAACCCGGTGGGGATTGGAACGACACTGACCCCGGCGGTGATATTTGGAAGCCCGTTCCTTCAACTGCATGGAATTAACAAATGGCTGACACAACCACCACTAACTACAATTTCACTAAGCCAGAGATTGGGGCTTCCAAGAATTCTTGGGGCAATAAGCTAAATGGTAACTGGGATAGCGTTGATTCCATCCTCAAAGAAAAGTCCGATGATCTGGATGCCCTTAGTACTAGCCTTACCGAATTTAAGGTAGAAGCGGGTGAAACCTTCGCCACCAAGACGGAGCTTCATAGATTTGTACCGGTGGGTACGATCTTCGATGGGTTTTGGATGGTTGCTCCAGATGGGTTTGTCCTTCTGAATGGATTGACCATCGGTAATCAGTCGTCCGGTGCTTCTAGCCGTGCTAATACCGACTGTAAAGCGTTGTTCACACATCTGTGGAACAATTTGGATCAAACCAGCGCTCCAGTTCGAAACAGCTCAGGTGTAGTTGTGGCGCGCGGCGCAAGCGCCGATGCGGACTGGGCGGCGAATCGTCAAATAACTCTTCCCAACCAATCCGATCGCGTGCGCGTAGGCAATGGGTCGATGAGCGGGGCACCTGTTAATATAATTCCCCCGGAAGTTGGTAATTCTTCCATTCTGGGTCGTGTTTTCGGCGTTGCTACCCACATATTGACAATTGGCCAGATGCCTAGGCACGGCCACCCGACGCGTATGTCTGATTTCAATGATAGTACGGCGCAACAACACACTTCTGGTGGCATTATGCAGAACACCAGAGGAAATGTGGATAGACCTGCATACAGTGGGTCTCCAAATGCCAGCTCTGGTCAACAAATCGGCGGTGCAGGCAACAACGAAGCACATACTAACACACAACCCAGTCTTGTTGTTAACTCCATTATAAAGTTGTGAGCCATGGCTGATACCAATACTACCCACTTTGATTTAGTAAAACCGGAGGTAAATGACCCTGCTGGTGAAAACCTGTGGGGTGATAAACTAAATAACAATTTGGATATTATCGATGGTGCTTTATACAGTGTACAGCAAACCGCGAATACTGCATTGCAGCCGGGCGATTTGGGAGATTTGGCACTTATTGACTTGCCGGGGTCTGCAAACGGCTATGTCCTTGACGATTCTGGCGACTGGGTGCCCATGTCAACAGGCGGTGGTAATTACACTGTTCCGTTTACGGGCGGGGTTTCTCGTGCCATTGGTGCGGGTTTTGGCGACCTGTTCAATGTGAGAGATTATGGCGCTGCCGGTGACGGTGTTACCGACGATACTGCGGCTATTCAGGCGGCGGTCACGGCTGCCCAGAATGCGCCCGGTGGCAACGGAAAAGGCATTTTCCTGCCGCGCGGTCGTTACCTCGTAACGGCACCAATTGATGTTGCGGCCACTAATTTCACCGTTCGCGGGCACGGAAAAATGTCGGCACGTATTCTCACGCCTAACGACATCGACGTGTTTCGTTATGATATTTCGGTCCTCCGACACCTTTCCGAATGGAGCGATTTCGCAGTCGAGTACACAGGATCGGGGACGCCCGTTAACGGCTCGTGCATACGTTTTTGGGATTCGACAGGTTTGGAGCAGGGCGGCGGCACAATCCATGAATTCCGGAACCTGACGCTGCGCAATCATGCGAACGGAATCGTTTTCGACCGCGCCAAGCTCAACGATTGGGGCGGTGTAAATCAGATTGCCGACTACGGCCATATGATGTTCCATAACATCAAGACGACGAGCGACGGCGGGCAGATGCAATACGCCATCCTGTTCAAGGGCGGACCCGGCGCACACAACGTCTTTTGCGGCGGCAGCCTGAGTGCCCAAATCGCCTGCATTCAGATGGGTGCCGGTGGTCCTAACGATGCTGTTGGGGATCAGGTGTTTGTGGGCGTGCATTTGCTCAACGCGAATTACGGCATCAACATCATCGGTCCCAGCGATCTTTCCCGCTATCGCGAGAACATCACCTTCGTGGCCTGCCATCCGGACGGCATCGGTCAGGCAACCTATCGCCTGCGCCGCATGCAGAATTTCCGTATCCTCGGCGGCAACTCGACGAGCGGCGCGGGCTTCGATCTGAATCACTGTAACAACTATTCGGTCGATGAGACGGGGCAGGTCGAATCCCGTTATTTCCTGCGACCCAAGACCACGACCGGCGGAAGCACATCGCTCAATATATGTGATTTTGCCGTGGGGTCACCCGCACTGACAACGCCATTCTCGGCATGGGTCGAGATCATGGCCAACGTGACGGACAATTCCGGCGTGCGGCCGGTCTACTGGCGTGGATTTCTGAGGTGTACAAACCCAGCGGGTCCGACATGGCTTGTGACGCCGGAATTGTCATTTAACGGCGGAGTATCCGGGGCACCTACACTGACACTTGC